AGGGTGTTGGATTACATGTTTCCTTGCACCGTCCATATGCACCACTCCAACTGTAGTACATAGCGCAAGGCTGCACCCACCCAATGGGTTGTGACTTAGGACAACCAACAGTTAGACCAAGCCAGTGAATACGATGTCGAAGTCTATCGTCATTATACCCACACCATCCGTAGCCAACCCCATGTTTTTACTAAAAGTTTGTAGGACACCACAGGCACTATCATCCAAATCAGCCTCAACAGTGACTGACTTCCAGTCATTGTAATAAGCTGAAGGGGAAAAGGTCATAGTTTTACCTTGTATTTGATTACCACTAATAGAATGCACTCCTTGCGTTGCATCAGCAATCGTAGTGGGAGCAGCTGCGCCCTGCGTGCGCGGCTCATATGCGGCAGCCCAAAAGGCGCCAATAGTGGTAGGAAGTGTTGGGTCATAACGCACAACAAGGCGCGTGACCATATACTTGGTAAAAGATGCACTAAGATTGACCAAGTTCGGAACAAAGTTGGTCAAAGTGATGCCAGGTCCCGTTGGCGACACCTGGATCAAACCATTATTGGTGCCGGAAGAAGTATTGGAAACCTGGATAGCGCCGTGGAGCCTAAACTTGGTTGTATCACCAAAGTTACGGCTGTAGAGGGAGAGGGATGTTTGTCGATTAGACCGTCGACGACGTGATTGTTTTCGGATTCTAGTTTTATTCATATTGGACAATATTACACCCGGCTTCAGTTAGATCAAGGGTGTCACGGTTTATGACGTGGCACGGTAGATCAAGACTGATTTGTATGGTCTTGTAGTGAGCTTCCATTGCGATCTGGAAATCAGGCAACACTCCAAAAGCGTAGTAGTATGAAGCGCGCACTTGTGGGGTTATGCACCCTAGTGTGACGCCGCGAGAATTACTCAGCTGACTACGATTACGGAAAATCTCTTCTTGAAACTTTGAAGAGTAGTTGGAGCCATGCTTGCAAAATGATTTGTAGAGTGCTGACTGGCATGGTATATCACCAGCCAGCGCGAGCCCACAATCACCAACGGCTGCCAACCACTTCTTGTAAACACAAACAGTTGGTATGGCTGTCAAGCACATTGGATCTTTATATAGGACTGATTTATGGTTGCGAACCATACGCCAACCAGTCGTGGTAAAAACTGGGTGTGATTGACAAAACTCAACACCCTCAAACCAATCGACTGGGGACTCTACTTGCATAGCAAACCCGTGTTTTCTAAACCAGCAGTCAAGGTTGAACGAAAACTTTGAATAGTCTTTACGTTCCATGAACACAACACAATCATCACCATTGTTGGCCAACTCAAGGTTGACACAACGGCTCTTGCCATATGAATAAACAAGTGCACACATGATGATGCAGTTGCCAAGTGAGGTGTTCAAATCTCCGGAGCTACGACAGCCACGCATCTGAAAGGACACAGTTCCGTCCTGTGCCCGCGCTCGGCCCTTATTACTAAGTTGCCATTTCAACAATTTGCTTAATTCTTTGTCACCGGGGAACAAAGAATTATAAAAGGAATGTTCATACTTTAAAGCAGCGACAGACACATGCATGTCAAATTTTGATGCATCAAGGCCAACAGCAATTGGATCTAGAAAAGCATCCCATTTGCTGCGCAATATTGT